CCTTGGGAACTACGTGCCCAGGGTGTGAATGAGTTAACAAACTTTACCCCAGAACTAGATTGGGAACCTTTACGCAAGGAGATGAAACATTATGGAGTTAGAAATGCTACTCTTATGGCTATTGCTCCTGTTGAGTCAAGCTCTGTTGTTATTAACAGTACTAACGGTATAGAAATGCCAATGAGCTTGATCTCGGTCAAAGAAAGCAAAGCAGGCAGCCTTACACAAGTTGTACCCGAGTACCACAGACTCAAAAACAAATATCAAATGATGTGGGCACAAAAAGATTGTGTGGGCTATTTAAAAACTGCCGCAGTGTTGGCAGCATACATTGATCAGTCAATTTCAACCAACACATTTTACAATCCTGCACACTGGCCAGATCGTAAAGTACCTACCACCTTGATTGCCAAGAATCTCATGCAAGCACATCACTGGGGTATCAAAACATTCTACTACAGCCTGATCAACAAGCAAGGTTCTCGAGCAGACAAAGAAGATGCACCATTGGAAGTGATTGACTTTGACGATGTGGAAGACTGCGAAAGTTGCAAATTATAATCATGGACTTTTTAGATCAAATTGATTTTGAAAATCATAATGGTGTATATCTTCCCATGATAAATGATGCCGCGAGAAATCAATTTTATGATCGCATACTGACAGAAGTGCGTGATCAAGATTGTGTGGAAATTGGATTCGGTACTGGATTCCTAAGTATGTTGGCGCTGAAACACGGTGCTCGTAGTATTGTGGCCTATGAGTCAGACCCAGTGCGCTATGAGTTGGGTTGTAAAGTTATTGAACTGTTAAAACTACAAGACCGTGTTACATTGATAAATCAAAGATACACACACGATTGTGAACATAATGCCACTGTAGTGTTTACTGAGACTGTGGATCAAAATCTTTGGGGAGAAGGCTTATACAACAGTTTTCCTAAGCAGCCAGGCAAAAAATTCTTACCTGGACAATACTTTTTAAAACTACATGCAATACCAATATCAACTGCATTTGCACTTGGTTTAACGCAGTCTCATGAAAAAAATCACTTTTCTCCCGGAGTAGATGTCGATTCTAAATTTGTGTCTTTTATCAATTTGTTGCTGGCAAAAAAATACAATAAACCAGTTAAAGGTCAACTCAAGTTGCCATCGGGGGTGAACAATATATCTCCTCAGGTGATGTACACACATTGGATAAATGATGACACCTGCGTAGGTCAATATATAATTGATGCAAATGCACCTTTTGAAAATATATCAACCAAGGAGTTTTGTATTGATATAAAAGATCAACCTGTGTTAGTGATACCCAGAGTAGGCATGCGACATGATGAGCATGAAATATACTTAGACATAGGCCATTGGGACTTGCCTATATATCCAGTGGTAGTAAATTACCCAAACAGTAAATTAACATTTACACATGATTTACACACTGGAAAAATAACATACGGATTTATATGAGTAATAATTTGACACCCACTGAGGATCATTGTATGATGACCGTTTGGAAAAATATGCCAAACCATTTAGCGAAGAAAAATACTATTTAGAAACCATGGAGAATTTATAAAAATGAGCCAAGCACAATACAACCTAGCCACCAAAACAGACTACCTGCATCGCAAGATGTTTTTGGACCCAGCAGGTCCAGTTACCATACAACGATTTGAAGAAGTCAAGTACAACAAACTTGTGAAGTTTGAACAAGAGGCACGTGGCTTCTTTTGGATTCCTGAAGAAGTATCCTTGACCAAGGATGCCAACGACTTCAAAGAATCAAGTGACACTGTGAAACATATTTTTACATCAAACCTACTACGTCAAACAGCCTTGGACAGTTTGCAAGGTCGTGGACCAGCACAGGTGTTTACTCCTGTAGTTGGCATACCTGAACTGGAAGCCCTGATGTACAACTGGAGTTTCTTTGAAACCAATATTCACAGTAGAAGTTACAGTCACATCATCCGCAACATCTACAACGTGCCCAAGGATGTGTTCAACACAATTCACGACACCAAAGAGATTGTGGACATGGCGTCTAGTGTGGGCAAGTACTATGATGAGTTACACAGAATAAATTGTCATAAAGAACTCAGCAGTGAAATGACCGGTATGGTTCGTGAACAAGAACATATCCGAGCAATTTGGTTGGCACTGAATGCGTCATACGCACTAGAAGCATTCCGCTTCATGGTATCATTTGCCACAAGCCTGGCCATGGTAGAGAATCGTATTTTTATTGGCAATGGCAACATCATCAGCCTGATCTTGCAAGATGAAATACTGCACAAGGACTGGACTGCATGGATGATCAATCAAGTGGTGAAAGAGGATCCAAGATTTGCTGCTGCAAAAGCAGAATGTGAAGCCGAAGTGTACCAGTTGTACCTGGATGTGATCCGTGAGGAAAAGGCCTGGGCCGACTACCTGTTCCAGAAAGGACCTGTAATTGGACTCAATGCCAACATTCTCAAAGACTTTGTGGACTACACCGCAGTGGGCGCACTCAAAGAAATTGGCATCAAGTATCAGGAGCCTGCACCGCGTAGTACACCAATCCCTTGGTTCATGAAGCATGTGGACACCAGCAAGAAACAAACTGCACTCCAGGAGAATGAATCAACTAACTACGTTATCGGCGTCATGAGTGATCAACTGGACTACGACGAATTACCAAATTTATAAGGAATAATATGAAAGCAATAGTATGGTCCCGAGACCAATGCGCCTTCTGCGAACAGGCCAAAGGCCTGTTGGAAATGAAAGGCATTGAATACGAAGTGCGCAATATCAGTCACGACTGGACACGTGAACAACTGCTAGAAGCAGTGCCCACTGCCAGATCAGTACCACAAATCTTCTTGGATGAAGAATATGTGGGCGGATTCACGGAACTGCGCCAAAGATTGATGTAATGCCACAGTTCACATCTGACTGGTTCAGCAATGCACTAGTTAACTTTGATTACATCACCAACTACTTACAAAAACAAAAAACAGTTGACAGCATATTAGAAATAGGCAGCCACGAAGGCCGTAGCACCTGCTGGATGTTGGAAAACATGTTGGCAGACACAGGTACCATTACCTGCATTGATCCATTTGCTGACCGCCCTGTCACAGCGTTCAGTTACGACTCAATTCCCGAAGACCGCAGTATTGAACAACTGTTCCGTGCTAACACCACTGAAGTAAAGAAGCCTGAGCAAATTGTAGAAGTCCATGCCAACATGAGTTTCCCTGCACTGGCAAAGCTGATTGTGGATCAACGTCAATATGATTTTATATACGTAGACGGCAGTCACAACGCAGATGATGCCTTGGCAGATGCTGTGATGTGTTTTGGATTGTTGCGCCCAGGTGGTGTGATGTTGTTTGATGATTACTTGTGGGAAGATGACCAGCACTATTTGGGTCGTTGCAAACAAAGCATCGACGCATTTGTAAACATGTTTTATCACCGGCTCAAGTTGGGCCTGGTAAATTATCAGTTGGCAATAGTTAAAAAGGATATAGAATGATTGAAGTAGGAAAAACATACACCATGCGCATGGGCTATGGTGAAGAGATAGTGGCAAAAATCACAGCATTTGACAGCAGTACTTACACAATCAGCAAGCCCGTGGCAGTGGTGCCCGGACAGCAAGGTATACAGTTGATGAACAGTTTGTTCACAGCAGATCCTGAAGCAGAAGTCACGGTAAATAGATCTAGCGTGGCCATGATTGCTCCTGTGCGTGAAGACGTTGGGGACAGTTATTTGGAAGCCACAACAGGTATCAAGCCTGTGCGTAGTAAAATCTTAATGGGATAAAATGCCAGCAGTACAACGACAGGGTGATCCAAATGGCTCAGGCGGTGTCAACACTTCAGGTGTGGCTTCTGTGCGTGTGAACAGTCGTCCCATTGTTGTGCCAGGCATTTCAGTAACACCACATCCTTGCTGTGGACAAAACGGTTGCGGCATACACTGTTCAGCAGTGACCTCAGGTGGGTCAGGCTCAGTACGTGCTGGCGGGAAGCCAGTGATACGCGATGGTGATAGTGACACTTGCGGACACAGTCGTGTGGCAGGGTCTAGCACAGTGAGAGCAGCATAATGGCAGAGTCAACCGCAACACCGCTACAGCTCACAGCAGGTGTGGGATTTTACGCAGGCAATGCCATCACCGCCAACACACAATTGGCCAACAATATTGCCGCATACAATTCTCTTGCACCTATAGCCAACTTGATCTACACCATTGGGCAATCTGCCAGCAATGTTTCATTGAGCATTGGTGCTGGTACATTGGCCAATCTCAAAACATTGGGTGCTAATGTGAGTGGAAACTACTGTCCTGCGTTAGGCGATTCGGTTCCCAGCAATGTGTCTTGGACTGTGGGCAATGCAGGGTATGCTACTACTATTACCACAGCGGCCAGTACGTACTTGGGTAGTGGAGACTTTGGCAAGTTTGCACAAGCATTTGGCGCCGCACAAGGGTACATCAGTTTGACCAACAACATCATCAACAGTGCGGTCAATGCCAACAGTACAGATTATCTTGGTCCTACATTCTCCAACATGGACAATCTAATCACAGGAGACATAGCACAGGTCAATTTGGCATTTCCGGCATTTGGGGCAGACTTGGCCAATATTGGATGTGCAATTAAGTTCACTAGATTGGAACTTGTTGGTACTCCTGCTGGACTGTTGCAAAACTTAGCCGAATGTGGTAACATGTTGAATGGATCAACTCCGTGTGTGACTACTGCATTAAAAACCCAAGGACTAACTGATTCAGACATTTCAGATCTTGTGAACAACAATGTGCAAAGTTTGTTTAATTCTGAAGGGCTCACACGAAATCAATTTGATACGCTACAAAAACGTGCATATCCTGCATTACTCAATGTCACAGGAGATTGTTTAACAGATGTGTTATCCATATTAGATACCACCACGCCAGGTATTGAAACCATGGCTGACTTGTTGAATCCTGTAAAATTATTTCCCACAAGTTTCAGCAGTCTAACGTTGCCCACACCAGATGGCCCTGTGTTGATATACGATACAACTGGTGCAATAAATTCCGTTATCGTACCTATTTTAAATTCAGGCTCTGTTAGTCCCACAGGTTGTGATGAGTTGGCTAAAATTATTCCACAGGCCAATGCTGCCGCAAGTCGTGCATTGCAAATTGCATTCCAACAGATCAAAGGCATAACAGGTTCAACCACACAACAACTGGCGGCAATACTACAATGACCACACTGATACAAACAGCAGCCGAGACGGCAGCATATTCACAAAAACTAGGCACACTAAAAGGTCTGCCCTTGGTGGCCAATACCACAACGCCTATTCCTGCCGCAGTGGCCACATATTATCAAACCAATTTGGCCAAAGGATCAGGACCCAATGGCACATACCTGACCACAGACTTTTTTGGATCAGCAGCCGGCATTCCTTACAACGATTATTTGACCTCTGTAACTTCAACCATCTCAGCGCAACTCACAGCAGGCACACTGACCACACTTAATACTGTATATTCTTACATGGTAAATCTCATCAATGATGTGTACGGATTGCCGGGTGCAATCGCTCTTCCAGCACCTTACAACACAGGAAATCCGTATGCATCTTATAATGCGGCGTTGGCAGTGCTGATAACCGGAGCAGACGCAGCCATTGGCACAGCCATCACAGCCATGGGCACTGCAACCACAACATTGAACACTGCCTGGACAGCAATGACCACGCACAGTGCCAATGAAGCCACGTTCCAAACCCAAGCAAGCATTGACTACGCCACACTCACAGCCGGTGCTCAGTTGCCTATCACTGCTTTTATTCCTGCCTTGGCTGGATACGGACAAGACACACAAACAGGCATGGCTGCTGAATTTCTGGAAGCCATTGCCAACACTGCCAATGAATCAGGTCAGGCCATGGTGGGTGCGCTACGTGAAGGACGCAACACCGCAGGCATCAACGCTGTTGGACTCAAAGCGGACAACGATGTTCCACAACTGCCCAATGCAGTACCACCACAGGCCACGTTGAGTAGCAGTGAATACACCCCCGCAGAAGCACGGGCATTGGTGTAATACTCAAGTACTACTTTTTGGTGGTTGACCAGAAATGCCCATTTTGCTATAATAATGGCATACAAAGCAAAAAGGAGCCAAAATGACTGCACTAGTTGAATACACACTGGAACTGTACAAATCTGACAAACGTGTTAAAGAAGGCCGACGTCTGGTTGCAAAAGAAGAATTTGCTCCTGTGACCAGAGCCTATATCCGTGCTGTGATTGAATCCAAAACCAAGTTGGGTTTTATTGT